GCCTGAGAAGCAGACAAGGAGCCAGTAGCCAAGAGACGGCTATTAACCGTGTCAACAATAGCATAGTGAGTAGCAGTACCAGTTGCAGTGACAGCACCATCAGTAATAGCTGCGATAGTCACCTGACGACCACCACCACCACGATCAGCAGGAGCGCCAATAGACAGCGAGGTGCTGTTGCCCAGAGCATAGGTAGAGTTAGCCTGAGTGTAGGTAGTTGCTTCGGCAGAGGTGATAAGAATTTTGTTAGCTTCGGTATCCAAAACAGTCAAACCGTTATCAAATACGCGATCAGCAAGAGTTGCCATTGGTCTATCCTTTTAGACATGAGAAAGGGTACCCCCGTGAAGGGATACCCTATAGTAGTTCAATTACGCCAGATTGTCGCGGTCAACTTCAGCAGCGGTTCTACGACCATCAATGTCCATCAGAACAGCCCACACACGAACAATACCACCAGTCGGGGCAGTCGTAGCAGTTGCAATCAGGAGGTCGATGGTGTCAGCAGTGCCGATAACCAGCGGTTGGAAAGCAGCAGCATTCTGAGCATAGGCACCAGCGGCAGCAGCGTCAAGGTCAAAACCATCGACGAAGTTATCCGGCTCAGTGGTGGTCACACCAAGGTCAATGGTCGTGTCGCTCGACTCACCAGTAGCAACGGTGATGACTTCCAGACCAGCGTTCAGGATCATGGTGTTGGCAGGAACACGGATCGCTTCGATAATGTCAGCAGAAGCCAGAGCCGAACCCTTAGCAGTTGCAGCAGCAGCGAAGTCAATCAGAACTTCTTTGAAGTAGGGCATACGACCAGCGGTGAAGCCATCAACAGTCCCGCCTGCGAGAGTAGTAACAGTAGCCATAGTAATATCCTTTCCTAGATTTTATGGCAGTTAAAGGTGCCCCCGAAGGGACACCCTAGAGTAACCTACCATTAGGCGAGGTTATACTTAGCCGTGGTGATGGCTTCGGGACGCAGGATCTTACGACCATACAGGTGCATACCGCGCACGATGTCTGCGAACGAGTCCGGGTCACGGTACTTTTCGGTCTTGTTGATCTGTTCAGCCGTAGCGACAGCCGAATCATGACCAGCAACGATCACACCGTAGTTCGAGTTCTGGTTTGCAGTACCAGTGGTAGCAGCACCCGTACCAACCGAAGGCAGGTTGTTCGAGACGTACACACGGAAGCCGTTCCAGTTCGACAGAACCAGACCATTACGCAGAGCGCCCGAGTCACCGTAGTCAGCGTTCAGGAAACGCGAGTCTTCGTCCATCAGGACTTCCATCAGCACGGGATCAATCACCAACCAACGATTAGCTTTATCCACGTTCTGCTGGTCGAGCAGACGAGACATACGGTTCACCAGCATGACGGGCGAAACGTGGGTGGTCGGCAGGGCGGTAGCACCCGGAAGACGAGCAGCAACCGGGATCGAGTGATCACCAGCCGAAGCGGTCGTGATGTTACCAAACGAGTCCTTACGGAGCTTCATCGAAGTCAACAGTTCGTCCGAACCAGCCGTGGTGATAGCCTTGGTGCCGTTGACCACATCGTTCACAGCGCCAGCATTGGTTTGCAGAGCGGTCTGCTTGTAGCCCGACAGATAGCCAAGAACTTCTTGGTCATGCTGGTCAGCCAGACGATAGCCAGCACGGTTGGTGGCGAGGTCCATGAAGTTCACATGCGAGTGAGCTTCTTCAATGTCGTCAATCTTGAAGGCAAAGTAGTTAGCCTTGTCGATCACCAGCGAGAAGTCAGCATCTTGCAGGTCTTGAGCCTGAACCTGAGTGCCACGAGCATAAGCGGACACCGAGATTTCCGGTTCTTTGATGATACGGACGGTATCACCCTGAGCCGAGATTTCACCGAAGTAATCCGAGTTAGTGATGTCACCAGTGACGGTCGATTTACGGAATGCGAGTTGGACTTTCTTCGAATAGATTACCGAAGAGAAGTTCCCGTTGGGCAAGTTGCCATAGCCCGAAGAGGTTTGAAAAGCCATGAGAAATACTCCTATGATATTTGGCTTGGTTAGAAGCTAAACTACACTTGGAGAGGCTGGAAGATTCAGGGTGCATCGTCTATGGACTATAAAGATCAATTATAGCTCGTGGACTATGGGCCTGTACTTGTCAGGTAAGTCTCAGTGAATGATTAAGCTTTGGAAAAAAGACAAATAGCTGGGGGTGTCTTAATGAGGCCACAGCTATTTGTCTGTAGTTATATTGATAGTGATAGTCTTGTCAAGACTTATCTTGCACCACCACTAACATCGTACACGAAGTTACCTTTACGGATTGCTTCCATAATCTTCGTTTCGTTTTTGGCGTAGGTGTTCATGTCCATACGTTGAACTTGGGACTCGTAAACCTTTGCATCAGATCCGTCAAAGTCCACAGTAGCTTTGTTCTTGGTCGTAACCATCGACGCAGCTTCTTTAACTTTCTCCTTCTTTGCAGAGGGAGTAAGACCCTTATCAATCTTGTAAAGATCAAGGACTCGAATTACAGACCTAGCATCTTCTTCGTTCTCGTAGAGGGCATCCTGTACCCACTTTGGTTGTTCATCAGCCCAAGCATGGAACTCATCAGAAGCACGGAGCTTATCGAAATCATCATGAGAGGCACGAATAGCATCTGTGGCTTTATTCCGCGCAGTTTCATAAGTGATTTTCTCATACTCGTCGAACTTGTTTTTGTATGTAGAGAGTTTTTCTTCTGCCTTCTTAGTGGCAATCGTCTCTACAATAGAGGCAACGTCAGGATACTTGGATGCCCATGCAGCAATGTCTTCATCAGACTTTGGAGGAAGCACTTGACGTTTTTCTGTAGAGGCTTTAAGCTCATCAAACTTTGCCTCCCATTCTTTTTCTTTTTCAGAGAGGTGTCTTCGTAGATCACCATAACGTTTCTTGAAAGACTTCTCTTCTGCGTCCAGAGGTTCTGTTTCTACTTTAGGTTCAGGCTCCTGAACTACAGGCTCCTCATCACCTTTCTCTGGTCGTTTCATGAGCGTCTCAAGCTCTTTTTCATTAGCCTCAATACGTTGTTTATTGCGACTGCTGTGGTTGGGATCAATAAAGACTTTAGTAGTAGTAGACATTAGATTTCCTTTATGTTGGGGCCAGCCTTAGCTGGGTAGCCTTATTGTGATAAATATCACACTTGTTACTTAGATGCAAGACCTTTTCTTTTAGCCTTTGCACCCTTCTCAACCAAACCACCTTCTGCTCTACCAGCGCCACCCGTCATACGGCTAGAGGCAGCAGGCTTGCTGGCAGGTTTGGTTGAAGCTTTTTCTTTGACGGCACTTACCATGCTGCTCACATTGCTAGAACCAGTAGGCTTGTTGCCAACAAGGGATCTACCCGAAGAGGAGGAAGAGGTGCTAGGAGTAGACCATGCTCCATCCTGACGGTCCCTGTTAGACGTAGGGGCAGGAGTCGGGCTGGCAGCATTCCTACCTTGGGGAGTGGTGGTAGGTTTAGTGTTATTTGCACGAGTAGAAGTGGTAGTAGGTTTGCCCGTCAGAGCAGTCTTTGTCAGGGCTTTGAAGTAGTTGTTCCCTGTTGCAGCAAAATCATTCTTCACTGCGAGTTCAGCAATACCCGGCAAGTCAGAGATTGCTTTGTTGATTTGTTTTTCCAAAGACTTGTATTCAGCAGTATCAGCATTACCTTGTGCTTCCATAACTTGAAGAGCAGCCCGTGCTTCTGCAATGTTCTGGCCTGCGTTGTAACCTTTGCTAACACCAGCACCAAGCAGAGCGGCTGGAGCATTTGCAGCAAGGCCAACAACACCAAGGCCCATAGAGAGTCCTTTGCCAGTAGTATCAGCCAAGGCATCCAGACCAAACTGGTAGGGATTAGACGTAATGGCTTCTCTGTTCTTCTCCGCCCAGTCATTGTAGTTAAACCCAGCCGAAGCACCCTGACCTGTCGAAGTGGGCGCAGTCATACCACTGCCACCACCAGAGTTGTCTTGAGCAGGCTCAGGGGCAACAGTAGTAGCCACAGGAGTTACTGGTGCTTGAGTCTCCATACCCTCAGTATAAGGGACAAAGCCAGCAGGGATTGCACCAACAGGGTTACCACCAACAAACTGGATACTCTTCTTCTCTTTGGTCGAAGGGTTGTAGTAGACACGAGTTTCAATACCACCAGCCTGAGGCAACGAGAAGTTACCACGGTCAAAACTTCTAGCACCAAAAGCCGGATCACGCTGGGAGATTCCACCTTCGGCCATGCCTTTAACGACACCACCATAAGCCATGCCAGAGCCAAGGGCTTCCATCAGCATCTGTTCTTCTTCTGGAGAAAGCTCCTCGTCGTCTTCTTCTTCTTCCATAGGAACGCCATTGGCATTGACAGTAGCACCACCAATACGCCCATCAGCATCCATCTGTGCAAGACCCTGCTTGGCCTGCATACGCAGATCCTCAAAGAACCTCACACCAAAGTATCTGACTACATCCGCAGGAACCACATACTCACCTTCAGAGAGTTTTGCAGGGATGTCATCACGAACCTCAGAGGCGAGAGAACCCGGAGGAACTTCATTACCAGTGACAGGTTCAATATTCATGCCGTCGTCAGTGATGCCACCTTCGGCCATCAGTCTATTCATTTGGTTATCCTCTACCATGCCACCTTCGGCCATTCTTAATTGACGCAGATCGTAGCCAGATTCGCGCAAACCTTTGATATTGAGTTCTTGTCCAGTTGTAGGTAGGCCAAAAACAGTCTTATCCTTGATCACTGTGGAAAGGGGCTTAAATCTTGAAGCTGCATAATCTCTCAGTTCGCCATCACTCAAGCCAGCTTGCTTGAGCCTTCTTTGGATGACATAGAAGTCACTATCATCAAGAGATGAGTTTTCGCCTCTATAGTAAGCCCTCAACTCTCCATGAAGATCGTTCTCAAGAAAGTCTGCCCAACCATTATCAGGGCTATAACTCATACCATGATTGAGACTTTCTGCTACTTGCAGCATTGGGTTAGTATCATAGTCCATGTCGATAGGCCTAGTACTAATCTTACCAACACCAACTTCATCTTGGAGTTCTTTGATAGCTTCATTCCAAGACTTCACATAGGTTTTATAGAAACCATTCTTAGGATCAAGAGCTTTTTTGTACCCCTCTGTACCTACAGCGAAACGTCTTTCGACAATCCTTTCAAAAGGAGGAAGAACGATCCTATCAATACCACGTTTATCTGCTTCAGCAATAAGAGCGCCGAGAGTCATCTTCACGCTCTCTTCAATCTTCTTGATAGGAGGAGCAGAAACACCCTCCACTCCCTCATTTATCTTATCCTTCACAGTAAAGTTGTAAGCATCTCTGATGCTATCATACAAGTCCCAAGCTTGCTCTGTGGCAGGGGTGGTCCATCCCGCATACTTACCACCAGTCTTGTAGTTCACATAAAGACCCATAAGGTCTTCAGATGCGTATGTCTTAGAGTCAGGATTTAGAGCCGCCAAAACTTCTTCTGTCGTAGCTCCGGGAATAAGATTACTTGCACCTACTTTTTCAATGAAGTCTTGGTAGGATTGAAAGTTGAGGTAGTAAGGATTTTTCTCCTCCGCATAGATTTTCAAGATGTCTTTATCAAGATCATCAAAATAACCAAGCTCTTCTTTAAGGTTTTGGATTACCTCCGCAGGAGTTGCTGACTTAATACCCGGTTTAGGTGCTTCATAACCATGTTGAAGCAAATCTGTCTGGAGTTCCTCAGGCAGAATGTATTCCCCAAACCTATCCTCTCTTACAGAGGCCCTCGCATGTGCAAGTGTCTGGTCATCAAAGTGAGTACCCTTAGCCTTAAAGCGGGGTTGGCCTTTTCTCTCAGAGTTGATCAAAAGTTCAAAGTAGTCTTTCTCTGAATCCTTGAGGTCTTTTTGTCTTTGATACCCACTCCATTTGGTAAACTTACTATTTGGATCTGAGTCACTCAGAGTAATGACTTCTGTGTCCCAGAGATTTCCTTTGAACAGGTCTTGAACCTCTTCCCTTGTGTATCTCTTCTTGGGGTCAATCTCAGGCATCACTGTATCAAGTTCTGCTTTTCTCACGGTGGGGTGAGATTTAAGCTCACTGATAATCTGATAGCCTTCTTTACCCTTAGCAGGCCAAGCCATCTGGTCGATAACTTCAGGGATAGGGGACTTAAAAGTTGCTGTACCTTTTACAGTCTTTCCCGCAAGGGAGTCATCAAGGCTGGTCCAAGGGTCAAAAGAAGGATTATCCTTGAGTCTTTGCAGGTAATCTACAAATTCTGGGTTGTTAGAGAGTCTGTTCAACCTACTGTCTACATAGTCTGTGAAGGCGCTACTAACATCCTCACCAACAGACTCAGCTACCTCTTGGATATCTATTTGACCTAGCCTGTACTTTGCAATCGTGTCGATAGGAAGGTTTCTTGCGTACCCCAACTCAGTTAGGTTGTAGTCGCCAAGAGTTCCAAAATCCCAGATAGCCTGATCATCAATAGAAGTTTGAGCGTCTGTAACAGGAGTATAGTCCCATTGATCTTCTTCAAAAAGATCACGAAGTTTCTTCGTACCAAAAATAGCATCAGGAGAATCAGGGGAGGTTCTTGCCTCTTTTTTGACAAAGAATGAAAGGGGATCAATTCTCTTAGTCTTAGGTCCAGCACCGCCAGAGCTAACTACAGAGGTGTCCACAGGCTTGCCCAAGCGAGTCCCAGCACCAAGTGTACCTACTGCTGCCCCCATCTGTGCAGCTTGTTGGAGTTCTTCCTGAGTTGCATCAATGCCTGAGGCTACCTTCTCACCAGTCGTCATAGCTCTGAGAGGTTCTTCTACAGCACCAGTAAGGAATCCCGGCACAGCCAGTTCAGCCTTACCAGTGCGAATAGCCTCAATACCAGACATACCTTCAGGCTTAATTATAGGTGCAATAGAAGCCCTTACCATTCCCTCAGCAGGCGCAGTAGCCCCTTGAAAGGCACCAAGCATCTGACCAGAGAGGGTGTTTCTCTTAGCGTACTCATCACGCAGGAACTGTTCTCTCTCAGGTTCAAGACCCAATTCTTTGAGTGCGCCCTCAAAGGCATCTGGCTCCATATCAAGAATGTTCATTTAGAGTTTACCTTGTCCCGGAGTTGTTCAAGTTTGCGAAGGGCTGCAATCTCACCTTGAGCGCGGAAGATGTCAGCAGTGTCAGTAGCCTGTTCAAGCTTTTTGTGGCAGGCAGCTATACGGAGTTCAAGTTCCTTGAGAAAATCCTGCCACAATTCTTTGTCGTTGACGAAAGGCTTTAAGTTCATCGCGTACCTTCACCAGTGTTTGCCGTAAAGCCTTGTTCACCCGGAGTAGGGACAGAGCCAGTGCCAATGTTACCACCACCAGAGCCTTGCGTGTCTTGAACCTGAGCGCCAGCAGGAGCAGCAGGAGGTTGTCCCGGCTGTTGACCCTGAGGTGCAGGAGGTTGGCTCTGTTGGAAGGTCTTGAGGATCTCTGCTTGGATGGCTGCTCTCTGCATAGAGTTAGCAACCTTATCAGGATCAAGGTCCATCGACTTGGCAATCTCACGGACGATGTAATCCAGACGAGCAAAGGGAGCAAGCACAGGATTCTGGATGACACCAAGGAACTGCATCA